CCATCACCAACAAACTTGACAATCAGTCCACCCACATCAAGGGCAGTCTTGATTGCATTCATTAACTTATCGCCCGCTTCCTTAGTGCCACCACCAAGGATAAGAGAATATAGGAGGTCACCAACAAAGGTTCCCATGACCTCACCCAACATCGTTCCAAGAACTGGGATGGGTATAAAGGTTCCAAGGAATCCACCGAGAGCAGCACCTAATCCTTTAAACAGTGCCTGTCCAGGTGGTTCGCCCGCAAGCAGAGAGGATACAGCAACAACAATAGGACCAAGGATAGGAATCCTACTGAATCCTTTAGCAATGCCCTTCATTGCCATGATACCTTGTTTACCAAGAACCTTAGTAGCAAGTCTCTTAGGTATCTTCTTGAGTCCACCCTTGGCAATCTTACTGCCTTTATCAGTACCACCAAGAGAACCTGTTTGTGGTTTAGATACTATTTGTCCTTTCTTAAGTGCCTTATCAACTGCTGCCTTTGCTGCTCTAGGATTCTTTCCATTTTCAATAGCATTCTCATAGATACCTCTTGCAGCATGACCATGCTTCATCTGCATTGTCCTTGCAGCACCGCGAGGACCAGTTGGTTTCATCCCTGGTTTTCCTTTACCAAGAGGTTTTGTCTTTGGTTTAACTCCAGGTTTGTCTGGTTTTTTACCTGGTTTATCTGGTTTTTTACCAGGACCTTTTCCAGGCCCTTTTAATCCGCCAAGTGCAGCAAAAGCACTACCAACAATAACAAACGCATTAAAAAGATCTGTTAATCCACCAAGTAAACCTTCATATCTTTCCACTGCTTCATCACCACGATTCTCTTTTAACCATTCTTTAGCTTCTTTACTTTTTTTATTTGTATAGACTAAGAATCCACCAACAGCATCAAGAACGCCAATCAATGTATCAATTATACCTTCCGCAAAGTTAGCAATTCCAGTTAGTATGTTCCCACCAGGCACACCTTTTTGAGTTTGTATGAACCAAACAAGAAGACGACCGATAAGAATATTCTTAAGGAAATCAAAGATACCAGCAAACAATCCCTTACCAGGAACTTTGAGTTTACTAATCTTTTTATCCTTATCTTTCTTGTCTACCTTTTCTAATAATTTTTCTTTCTTATCTCTACCTTTATCTTCCTTCTCCTGTTTTTCATCCACATCTGCTTCTTTTTTTGCAGAAACCATTCCCTTAAGGACTTTATCAATATCAATAACTTTGTTTTTTATTTGTTCTAATAAAGTTGCACCAACTTTCTTACCAGTTTCTGCTATTGGTACAGGAGATGGACGAATAGGTGCTAATGCACTAGTAGATTCGACAAGAGAACTGGATGGTCTAACAACTAATGCACCCTCTTGTTCAGGACCCATCTCTGGTCTACCTTTTTTCTTTATGGCATCTGGTTTGACAGTCTTCTTTCTTCCTTTAATAAAATCTCTTGCTCCCGATGCTCCTCCTCTTACGGCACCTCTAGCAGTAGTTCGCGCAAGTGCTCCTGCCCCTCTGGCACCCACCCTACCAACAGCCATGGCACCTCTACCAACAACCATGGCACCTCTACCTGCCACCACTGCGCCTTTTACTAGTCCTGCTGCTAATCCTACTAATGGTGCTGGCATGTTACGATATCTCTATTCCTAAAACTTCAATCTTTTCATCAGAATGCATCGCCTCTGCATTGATTGATGGAATATTATTATCTGGTGACATTATCTGATTGCCTGGATTTTTTCCAGCATCAGCACTTGGTCCACCAGCAGACTTACCTTGTGACATTGTAGAAGAAGGTAATGGTGTAATACCAGATGCAGATTGCTTCTTACCATACAAATTCTTCAGATAATCTCCATATGATGTTTTAGGTCCTGAACTGGCAAAACCTGATCTAGACATATCACCACCAGCACCAGCACCAGTACCACTAGATTTACTACTTCCCCCACTACTACCACCAGAACCTGGAGAAGCAGTAATTCCACTAGCAGATGATTTTGTTCCATCTAATGTAACAGCAGGTCCACCACTACCAATAAACTTCTGATAGAAAGTTGGGATAGGACTTGGTGGTGGGTCTGTCTTACCAACCTGTTCTTTATAATGGTAGAAGTTTCCTCTATTTGAGAATTTAACATCACCGTCTCCCATATTCCCATATTGACTGGTGCCCTTAAAGTCAGTTCTACCTTTGAGCATCTTCATTGCTTCAACAATTTTTGCCTGTCCTTCAGGTGATGCAAGTTTCTGTGCAAGTGCTGGATCATCTTTCGCAAGTCCTTTATAAACTGCCTCAAATTGACCTGCTTGAGATCCAACTTCTTTCACTGTATTTGGCCATGCAGGGTCTGCAACCCTATTCAAGACTGCAGCAGCAACTCCATATTCATCATCAGTTCCTCTCTGTGCTTCACCACTAACAATATACGCTAGGTCTCTAAAATCTTGGCCAGTAAGTCCCTTAAGACTTCCTCCTCCACCAGACTTTTCTCCCTCTTTCTTTGGAGTGTCTTTTTTTGATGATGCAGACATGCTAGATGGTTTACCCATTCCATCAATATCAAATACATTACCAGTCATAAAGTCTAAGTAACCAGCATACATGCTGAGTAAATTTCTGCCCTTCTTCTTTGGTTTATCTGTTGTAGTAGAAGGAGCAGAGACAGCAGGTGTCGTTGGTGTTGCAGTCACAGATGATGCCTTACTTGCTAATTTATTTAATCCAAGTATATGACTTAATTCATGACTATGATCACCTTTAGGTCTATCTTTTGGTTCATCATTTTGTTTTAGTTCTGCATTAGGATTTTTTACTTCACCACCACCCGCTGCATATGTAACACCTCCAGATACCATAGGAATGTTAGTACCACCACCAGCAGCATTCATGGACTTCATGGTGTTCAATCCATACTGTTGAACTGCACCCTTACTCATAACAAACTCACCAGGAGTAAGCATTGCACGTACACTATCACTATTTCCTGATCCAGGAACTACACCACCTTTGTTAAACTTTTTACCGTATTGTGCAGTTTCTCCCGTCTTTAAGAACTCAATTTGATCATTAATTTCACCCTCAACGTTAAACAATCTATCTGTAATGGATAAATTTTTCTTTCTTTCTTCAAGTGCTTTGATTTTTTCTTCGTTAGTGCCAGGTGCTGCCTCAGTTTTTCTTTCCTGTTCATTAACAGTTTCAGGCATTATTTCTGGAATCACTGCACCTGCTGCGAATAGAGCAGTGCCAGCTAAGGCAGGTGCAAGCACTGGATTGGTTATAACAAATTTTGCAAATCCTCCTATTCCTTTAATAACCTGTCCAGCAATTCCTATTAATCTTGGTATAAATCCACCAACTAATCCAATTAGATTACCAATAAATCCACCAAGACCAGTAAAAAATAATAGACCAACAGCAAGTAATGCAGGCCAAGTTTTTTCAAAGAAACCAAGTATTGCATCTACCTTATCTCCGTTCTCAGATCCCCACTTGATTAGTTTGACAAGTAGTCTACCGATAAAAACTTTTACAAAAAATTCTAAGAGTCCATCTAAAAAATTCTTAACTGGTTTGACAATTTTATTTGCCGCTCCTAAAAACTTTTTGATTGGACTTTCTAATTTATCTTCCTTAGCATCTCTTTTTTTTCTCTCCTTTGACCTTCTATCCCTCTCTGCTTGTTTTGCAGAAAGTTTATTCTGCTTTTTAAGTGTACCAAGAATAGAATTGAGAGTCTTTAAAATATCCTTAAGGATATTATTCTCTTTAACCTTGACATCTTTATTATCTTCTTTTCCTTCCGATTCTTTAAATGACTCTGGTTTGATTTTTTGTCGTTTTACAATTGCAGCAGGACCTTTTCCAGGTAATGCTCTTTGTCCTGGAACTGATTGTGGTTGTGCTGCTGGTTCCTTCTTATTGAAGAAAGCATCTGGACTAACAGTTGTCTTCTTTGCTTTAAACTTAGGGTCTGCTGCTTTTCTTGATTTTCTTACCTTTATTACTTCCTCTTGCAAGATTCTAGATCTTTCATCTCCAGAACCTTTGGTTTGAAATTGTATTGTTGCAATCGCTTCTTTTAAGGCACTAAGATAATCCTCTTCCTCCGACAAATTGTCGAGGTCAATACCCATCTCAAGAAGGATATCAATAGGATCGGAAATCTTAGCCGCCATTCTTTGCTTGTTCTTGCTTTAAGTTTTCTTCTTCAATGTGCGCTCTTAAGAGTGTAACATAGATATCGCGTTCCCAAGGGATCAAGTTTTCTATCTCGGTTAGTGAATATTTATGGTACTGAATCAAGGCAAAGTTCAACTTAAAATAGTTCTCTAGATCCATATGGATCATGCCTAAGCGAAAAAACTTGAGAGTCCCTCCAAAACGATTTCGTTTTCTTTTTTGGTATTAGGATTTTTAAATTTCACTGTATGTGAAAGTTTAGGCATTGTCTCAAAGAAAAATTCAATCTGTTTGAATTGATTAGAATTCATCTGCTCAAGAAATTCCTTCACTTCTTTCTTTGTAAAGTCATCTGATGCCCAAACTTCTTCTTCACTATAAATTTTATCAATGCAAGAGGCAACCAAATCAAATGACTGTTCCATCTGATTTTTTTCAGATAAATCAAAGTTACTAGAAATAAATTGTTCCAATGAAGGATACTTCATTTCCATCATCAAACTATCATCAAGTTTAATTTGTCTGGTATGATCGTCGTTCTTTTTGACTTTAATTTCATCCAAACCAATAGTTAGTTTGACTTCAGTTTCTCCATCATCAGGAGCAATAACAGAAACTTCTACCTCTTCACCGACAGACTTTCCACGAATGTTAAGAAAGAGATATTCAATATCAAAGGTAGGCAAAGACTCAACTTTGATACCTTTTGTTTGAATACAACCTTTGATAACAGATTTAATAGCAGTCGTAATCTGTTTCATATCCTCACTCTCAAGAGCGAGAACTAAAAGTTTTTCTTCTTTGACTAGGAAAGGTCTATACTGAATTGGTTTTCCTGTCGATGGCAACTCAAGTTCATAAGTTGGCGTAGCAATCTTTGGTAAAGGCATAATGACCTATAGATGTATTTCAGTGTGATTATTTATTGAGGTTTTTCTAAGTTCCTAGTTGATTTAGTAATGATTGGGAAACTTGATCTCCAGGTCCTCCTTGTAGAACTTGATCTATTGTTGTAAGTGGTGCTTTAGTCGCAGAATCAGAAAGACCCTCTCCTTCAGGTCCAGTGTTCTGGATAACTTCAGAAGAATTCTTTAGAGGTTCGGGTAAATTTGAACTTGGTTGTGTATCAGGTCTTTGAGGATTAGTAGATACAGTTGGTTGATCATTTGCTGCACCAGCTGTATCACCGATAAAGTATCTGATATATGACATAGACACATTGCACTTCAAGAGATTAGAGGAATCATATGATACAGGCATTGAATTAATTGCAATTGGAAATGCTTTAACAAATGTATATGTTAGAGATGTTTTATGGTCTCTTTCAAATTTTATTACTTGTACTCCATCAACTCTATATCCATTATTTCCATCAGGATATCTCATTCTATAGTGATAATTTGGAGAAGTTTTATCTATACGTGCTTGAGTTCGTGCTTGAGTTCCACGTTGTGTATCTGCTAAATTATCTTCATCAGTTACATATCGCATCCACTTCTCAAAGAACCTGATAGGAAAATACTTATTAGCATCTACGTAAAAAGTAAAATTAATTCTATCATCAAACATTCTTCTATGAGCAAGTCTCTCAGTCACACCAGTATGATCATTGAGATTTTCCATGGTTGCAATTTGAGAACCTGGAAGAGATGCTTCAGAACATCTAAGATTTAAATTGTTTTGCTCAGTACCAACAAAAGATTGCAGTTCTGCAGGTATTGCAATCTTAACTTCAAAATTAGAAGTCAGAGCAGGTCTGAGTAATGCTGATTTTATATCTGATACCTTTTTTATGTTAGGCATTTATAAATAGTTTTTACCTTATATATTATGTATGGCAGAAAGTATCAAGAGTAAATACAAACCATCTTTTCCAAAGAAATATAAGGGAGATTCATCTAATATCATCTGTAGAAGCAGTTGGGAAAGAAGATTTTGTAAGTGGTGTGATCTTAATGATAATATTTTAGAATGGGGTAGTGAAGAATTTTGGATACCATACATTTCTCCACTAGATAAAAGAGTTCACCGATACTTTCCAGATTTTATCATCAAAGTAAAAGAAAGTACAGGTCAAATTAAGACCTATGTAATTGAGGTAAAACCAAAAAGACAAACGGTAGAACCAAGGAAAAAATCAAGAGTTACTAAGTCTTATATCTATGAGTGTAAAACTTATGCCGTAAACAAGGCAAAATGGAAAGCAGCAACTGAGTTTTGCGAAGACAGAAGAATTGAGTTTAAGATAATTACCGAAGACGAACTAGGTCTCAAATGAACCGTATCGAACCAGTTATTAAGGATATTAGATCTGAGACAAATCTCAGTGATAGAATGGAATTAATAATGTATGCTCTGAATGATACGGTAACACCCATACCCGATGAAGGAACCTTCTGTACTTTTAAATATTTTGCGAAGACTCCAAACATAGAGTATGATCAACATCCACTAGTCGCAGTAAGTGAAGTTCTTCCTTGGGGATTTCGTGGTATAAATTTTCATCTTAGAAAACCTAGGCAATACACCTGGGAAGAATTAGCAACTCAAGTATACATCGTTCAGTTTGAAGAACTTGATGACTTATTATCTTTAAGATATGGATTGCGGGTACTAAATAAGTAAAAAGAACCATATCTAATGGCATCGGCAACTAGTAAACGACAATCAGCAAAAACACAAGAATCTGGTGCATTTGGATCTAAGAGAGAAGTGCAAAGATATTATGTGACTGATGTTACTACTTTAGGTGATGGTAGTATTATGAGAGAAACCTATAGAACTGATGAAAAAGGAAATAATAAACAAAAAATTCAGGAAGTAAGAGTTGATAAAGATGGTAAGCAAACAAAAAATGAAGTTACTTCTATTGCTTCATCAGGAGAAAAGACTGCATTAAAAGATCCAAACTCTCAATTAAGACAAACAATAAAAAAACAAACCAAAGACGCAGGAGATGTAGTACAAAAAAATGAAGCTGATGCTGCCAATGGTGAACTTACTGATGTAGGTAAGAAAAATCAAAACATATTGGGTGGAGGTTCTGGTAATGATGCTTCAAACGACGGCGGAGATGGAAAACCAGCATTAGATTCTGGATCAGCAGTTTCGGGAACAAGAGATCAATTTCCAAATTGTAGATATCCATTAGACATTGGTCAATTAACAATGGATGTCATAAAAATTGACATGTTTAAATATATTCCTAGTGGATTTAGCAAAAAAAAATTTGGAGCTAATAGTTCAGATACTTCAGGCAGAAACTCTCCAGATAGATCTTCTATTGGGTCAGTAGTTCTCCCAATCCCTGGAGGAATATCAGATCAAAACAAATGTGATTGGGGTAGTTCTAGTGCAACTGCTCTGGATATTGCAAAAGTAAACTTCGCAACATCAGCAATATTTGAGGGTCTGCAGAAAGGCGTGAAAACCGGACTAGACGATGTTAAAAAAGTCTTTGAGAGTCAAGGAGCGGCGGGGCAAGCTATTGGAATGGCAATTGCGGGGCAAGTATCTGGAGTAGATGGACTGCTCCAAAGAACCACTGGTAATGTCTTTAACCCTAATATGGAACTCTTATTCAAGGGTCCTGCGTTGAGACCATTCTCATTTAAATTCAAACTTACCCCTAGAAGTGCTGATGAATCAAAAGAAGTTATTAAAATTATCCGTTTCTTCAAACAAGGAATGGCACCAATTAGAAGTGAAGCTAATCTATTCCTGAAGTCACCGCACACTTTTAGACTTGCATACCTACATAGAGGTAAGAATGGTGAACTGCATCGAGGATTAAACATGTTTAAGGAGGTGGCACTGCAAGGATTCGGTGTCAACTATACTCCTAACGGAAACTATGCAACATACTCTGATGGTATTCCAGTTGCATATGAAATGAGCATGACCTTCACTGAACTTGAACCCATCTTTAATGATGATTATCCAAACGATAACGACGCAAGCATCGGATTCTAATGTCAAACTACTTCAGACAATTACCAGATTTTGAATATGTCAGCAGACTTCCTGATGCAAGGATATCTGATTATATTCCTGTAAAAAATCTTTTCAAGAAAGGAAAACTAAGAGAAGATATTATTGAGCAGGCTGCTGTCTTTACTAAGTATAAAATTAAAGGTGATGATAGACCAGATAATGTTGCTCAAGAATTATATGGTAATTCAGATCTTGATTGGGTGATTCTAGCATCAAATAATATTATTAATGTATATGATGAATGGCCAATGACTCAAATAAATTTTGAGAATTATTTGTTAGATAAGTATGAGACTTTCGCAAACATAAATGATATACATCACCATGAAACAACTGAAGTAAAAAATAGGGCGGGAGCAATTATTATTGCGGCAGGATTAGAAGTTGATGCTAATTTTTCAGTAACATATTATGATGCGGTAGAACAGGGTTATAATACTAAGTTTCCAGTAATATCAGTGACTAACTATGATTATGAACAGAAATTACAAGACAATAAAAGAAATATTTTTACT